GGCATAGGTATGCAGCGAATGGAAAAGTAGTGCACAACTGTCAGCAAGTGAATATGCAGAACATGAAGCGTGGCGGGTTCCTGCGCAAGTCCATCATGGCCCCCGATGGGTACGTGGTGGGCGTAGGGGACTTATCCCAGATTGAACCGCGTGTGATAGCGTGGTTGGCTGACTACGACGATTTGCTTAGCATCTTCTGCGCTGGCGGTGATCCGTATGCAACCTTCGGTGAGCAGATGTTTAATATCCCCGGCATGACAAAGGACTCGCATCCGACGCACCGCCAAAGTGCAAAAAGTGCTTTGCTAGGTGCGGGTTATGGCCTCGGCTTTGCAAACTTCGCCATGCAGCTACTTGTCGGGTTCCTCGGCGCACCTCCGCTGCGGTACACGCTGGCTGATGCGAAGTCGCTAGGCGTGACAAAGGAGATGGCGCAGGCGTTCATTGACAACGACAACAATATGCAGCGCATAGCGGAGATTCCGCACGTATGCACGAACCAAGAGTTGCTGGCGCACTGCATTGCAGCAAACGCCATCATTGTTAAGTACCGTGCGGCAGCGAAGCCTGTTGTTAAATTTTGGGAACTACTGGTGAGCCGCATTGAGCCTAGCCTGATCGGTGGCGAGGAGTACAACCACAAAGACGTTCTACTGTTCCGCAAGAACGAGATTGTTATGGCGAGTGGGCTGTCCTTGAAGTACCACAATATACGCAAGGTAATGGTTCCCAAAGAGGGGATGCAGTATCAGTACGATGTGGGTAACAAGGTCGAGAAGCTGTATGGGGGGCGCATGGCGAACCACTGTATTGCCGAAGGTACGCAGGTATTTACTGCTAGGGGATGGGTTCCTATTGAGGAGGTACAGACGTATGATTTGGTGCATGATGGGGACTGCTTTGTAAAGCATGGGGGAGTAGTATGTAAAGGAGTGCAAGCTTGTGGTACTATAGATGGCGTGTATATGACGCCAGAACATGAGGTACTTACAAATGAAGGGTGGAAAGCTGCATCACAAAACCCGCGACCTTACCGGCCTACGTTTCGGTATGTTGGTGGCGCTGGATATAGCGCACAGGGGTACAGGGAAAGTGTACTGGAACTACCGCTGCGCTTGCGGCAACGTGTGCGTGAAGAATGGCAGCGATGTGACGAAGGAGATGAAGAAGGGGCGCATCGGAAACTGCGGGTGCAAAACACGAGCGTTCATAGGGAGCAAGAATCGAAAACACGGTATGACCTACACGCCTATTTGGACAAGCTGGCGCAATATGCGTATGCGGTGCACAAACCCGTTGCACGAAGCCTACAAAAACTACGGTGGGCGTGGCATAGCGGTATGCAAACAGTGGGCGAAATCATTCAGCGCATTCTTCAAGGATATGGGCGGTTCGTACAGGCCGGGGTTGGAATTAGAGCGCAAGGACAACAACAAGGGGTACTCCAAAACAAACTGCCGTTGGGCAACTCCACAAGAGCAGAGCATGAATCGGCGCACAACGATACGCATGGTGGACGTGCCTGCGCTAGCAGCAGCTACTGGCATAAGCCGGTCAACTATCTACTATCGCTTAAAGAACGGCTGGCCTGCGGACAAGCTGGCTATACCGCCAAATCTAGGAAACAGGTATTTGACATTATCAACTGCGGCACACAAAAAAGGTTCGTAGTGCAGGGAGTACAAGGGCCGCTAATAGTACACAACTGCACCCAAGGGACTGCGCGTGTAGTAATGACAGATGGGATGCTACGTGTGGAGAAAAGATATCCCGTAGTCGCATCGGTCCATGATGAAATTTTGGTTTTGATGCCAGAGAAGGAGGCAGAGGAAGGGTTGGCATGGGTGCTGGAGCAGATGACGATGGAGCCAAAGTGGTTGCCGGGGATACCGCTGAACGCTGATGGTGGGTATGCAAAAAGGTATGGACTCGCCAAGAAATAAAGAGTACAATGTTAGACACTACAAAGGAGAAACACAATGAAATTGCCAAAGAGTTTTAGGGTAGGTACGCGGAGATACAAAGTCGAAGAACTGCCGCTGAGCAGCAAGACTTCCTGCATAAAGGGAGCGGTGCATTATGTTGACAAGACGGTTGATATCGGGAGCCGTGTGAACGGGCGCAGGATGGGCAAGCGTGAGCGTGCCACGGTGTTCTGGCATGAGGCTATACACGCGATGCTCTATGACATGGGTAGTCACAATCTCAACAACAACGAGCAGTTCGTTGAGAACCTAGCGAAGCGCATCACGGATGTAGTTTATACAGCGAGGTTCTGATGGAAGAAAAAACGGTTCAGTGGAGCTATAGCGGATTGAAGCAGTACAGTACTTGTGCGCGGCAATACCACGAGGTCAAGGTGCTTCGCAAATACCCGCGAGAAGAAACTGAGCAGACGCTATACGGTACACGGCTGCATGAGCAGGCCGAGTTCTTTATCAAAGATCATAAGCCCCTTGACCCTGACTTCAAGTTCATGCAGCCTGTCATGGATAAGCTAGCCGCTATGCCGGGGCGTAAGTATCCTGAGTATGAGATGGCGCTGACGCATGACCTGCGCCCTTGTGATTTCAAATCCCCTGACTACTGGGTGCGCGGTATTGCGGATTTAGTCATCATTGATGATGACAACCTGACTGCAAGGATTTTCGACTACAAGAGCGGCGGCGACAAGTTCCCTGATACCGACCAGCTTACCTTAATGTCGCTCATGGTGTTTGCCTACTTCCCCCATGTGCGCCACGTTACATCAGGGCTACTGTTCGTGCTTAAGAACAGCGTAGTTAAACATAGGGTGGACAGGGAACAAGCGCAGAACCTGTGGTGGAAGTATCGGGAACGTGTCGGTAGCATTGCGCTATCGCACGCGAACAACTCATGGCCCCCAACGCAGTCGGGGCTGTGCAAGAAGTACTGCGCAGTCCGCAGTTGTGAGCTAAATGGAAGGAACTGAAATGAAGACAACCAAAGAGAAACGGGCGTACATGGCTGAGTATCAGAAGCAACCCAGTGAGGTGGCGAAGCGCGTAGAGCGCAACGCTGCACGCAGGCAAGCTATCCGTGATGGTACGGCGCACGTTGGCGATGGGATGCAAGTGCACCATATCGAAATGCTGGATGCTGGTGGCGGTAACACGCCGGGTAACACGCGAGTTGTTACCACCAAGAAGAACGAGGCTTGGCGCAAGACTAGCCCGAAAGCCTACACCAAGAAGTAAATATGCAAATCATAGACAACAGGGCTTTGCTGCTCAGAACTCGCTCGCCCCAAAAGTTTAATATCATCCCTAAGCACAAGGTATTCCCGGTGGAAGGCGGCAGTGAAGTGCTGGTCAACTGGGGCATAGATGAGGTACGGGTACTGCGTAACTTGGGCTTCAAGGACATACCGAGTCCGATACATGGGCGCTACACATGGCCCGGTAAATACAGACCTATGGATCATCAGCGCGAGACAGCGGCGTTCAGTACGCTCAACAGGCGCTGCTTCATCCTGTCAGACCCGGGGGTTGGCAAAACATTGTCTGCGCTATGGGCTGCTGACTACCTTATGTCATGCAAGAAGATACGGCGCTGCTTAATCATCTGTCCCATGTCCATCATGCAGAGCGCATGGATGGGAGATATCAACAAGTCCGTCCTGCACCGCAGCGCTATCGTAGCGCATCACACACAGGCAAGCAGACGCATAGAGATGATCCAAGGCGACTATGATTTTGTCATCATCAACTATGACGGACTGCCGCTTGTTGCAGATGAGATAAAAAAGGATGGCAGATTCGACCTCATCATCTGCGATGAAGCGAGTAACTACTCAACAAGCACAACGCGCAGGTGGAAAAGTCTTAACAGCATCCTCACACCAGACTCATATCTCTGGATGATGACCGGCACACCAGCAGCGCAGTCTCCGCTACAAGCGTATGGGTTAGCAAAGCTGGTCAACCCCACGGCAGTCCCAAACTACTTCACAGCATGGCGCGACAAGGTAATGTACAAGCTAACCATGTTCAAGTGGGTGCCTAAGCCTACTGCAAAAGAGGCTGTATTCAAAGCGCTGCAACCTGCGATACGATTCACCAAAGAGCAGTGCTTAGACCTGCCCCCGGTGGTTACGCAAGTGCGCAAGGTGGAGTTGACGCCGCAGCAACTGAAGTACTACAAGCTCATCAAGGAGCAGCAGATAGCGATGGCTGCTGGCGAGACTATCTCCGCAGTTAACAAGGCTGCGGTGGTTGGAAAATTATTGCAGATCAGCGCTGGCGCTGCACTAACCGAGAATAAAGAGGTAGTAGAGTTCGACGCAACGCCCCGGCTAAACGTGCTGCTGGAGGTGCTGCATGAGACTGAGCGCAAGGTAATCATCTTTGCGTTGTTCCGTGCCAGCATCGCGCAGATAAGCACCTTCCTGCACAAGCACGGCATCGCATCCGAGGAGATACACGGCGGCGTAACGGCGTCCCATAGAGGCGACATTATCAACAGGTTTCAAAACGCAGATAACCCGAGAGTATTGGTGATGCAACCGCAGGCAACGGCTCATGGGATAACGCTGACCGCTGCCGACACTGTTATTTTCTTCGGGCCGTTGATGAGCGTAGAGCAGTATGTGCAAGGAGTTTCTAGGGCAGACCGCAAGGGGCAAGACGCTGCCAAGGTTACCGTTATCCAACTGCAAGGCTCCCCTATAGAGCAGAAGATGTTTGAGGCTATGAACCTGAAGGTTGATGACCATGCGCTGCTGACGCAGATGTTCGACATTGAAATGCAAGGAGGAGAAAAATAAATATGAAAAATTAGTTGACACGCCAAATCAAGAGCCTACAATCCAGTATTAGACACTACACAAGGAGAAACACAATGAGTGAAGAAGGCGTCCCGATGGACAGACTTGCAAAAGTCTACATCAAAATACGTGATCGAATAGGAGAGCTAACGAAGGATTATGAGTCCGAAGTTGAGGCACTCAAAGCGCAGCAGGACACTGTTGCCAGCACGATCAAAGACCAGTTACGCGCTATGAACACGCTGTCTGCAAAGACCGAGTTCGGCACCGTGTCGCTGGTAACAAAAACGCGCTACATCGCACAAGACCGTGATGCTATGAAGACGTTTATCCTAGAGCATCAAGCAATCGACTTGCTGGAGATGCGCATCGCTCAAGTCAACATGGGCAAGTTCCTCGCTGATAACCCGGGCATTGTGCCCACCGGGTTGAATGTTTTATCTTCCATCGAAGTTTCCGTCCGCAAACCAACCAAGTAACCCGAGAAAATTATGGCTACCAATCAAGTTCAAGTATTCAATCCCGCTGCTACCCGCCCCTCTTTCGCAACCAAAGGGGAAATGTCCACGCTGGTTAAGAGCCTCATGGGAAGCGCTGGTGCAGGCAAGCGCATCTCTGTCAAAGGCGGTGTGTTTCGTTTGCTCAGCGATGGTAAGGAGATTGCCGCTGTCGATGAGCGCTACCTTGACGTTGTGATCGTTGCTGCTGCCCCCAAGGTGAGCCGCACTTACTACTCCGGTACATACGACGAGGCTACCCCTGCTCCTCCTGATTGCTGGAGCGCCAACGGCGAAGTGCCGGATGCTACTGCAAACAACAAGCAAGCTGCTAGCTGCGCTACGTGCCCGATGAACATCAAGGGTTCCGGTCAGGGTGAGTCCCGCGCTTGCCGTTACAGCCAGCGCCTTGCTGTTGTGCTTGCCAACCTTGTTGATGGTGATGTGATGCAGCTTACCCTTGCTGCAACCAGTATCTTTGGCAAAGCCGAAGGTGACAACCGTCCTTTGCAAGACTACGTGCGCTTCCACGCTGCACAAGGCAACGACATTAGCATGATGGTCACCCGTATGCGCTTCGATACTACGGCTGCTGTGCCCAAGTTGTTCTTCAAGGCGATGCGCTGGCTGTCGGATGACGAGTACGCCATCACTGTCGAGCAGGGTAAATCGCCAGAGGCTATCAAGGCGGTAACCATGACGGTATCGCAGCAAGACAGCGTACCCATCGCGCAGACTATTGCTGG